TTCTGTGGAGCAGTCGGGCGCATACCGCCACTATTCTGATTTCCAGCCATTGTTCCTCCTACTTAGAATATTGAATCTCTACTTGAAATGGTCCTTCTGAAAAAATACTTAACTGAGCAGCAATTTCTACCGCTCTTACTGCTTCTGCTCCAGCATATAATGCACCAAGTGCAATTTGTGCGCCAGAACCTACACCATAAAAACCATCAGCATTTCGCATAACTGATAAGTCATCACCAATATCAAACAACTCACCATTTACAGCCATCAAGAACTGAAAGCGAGATGTTGTATCTTTTTCTTGCACCTCATCAAAGTTATAACCATTTGCTTTTAAGCATTCACGAAGTGAAGGCATAGCCTTTGTAATCATAAAATGATAGACATCTTTTTTATCTTTGACAGTCAGTGTTGGTGGCTCCCAGATATGCTGTGCAATATCACACGGAGCAACTTCTCCAGCTCCACCAATTAAAAATTCTCCACGTTTATTGATTTTAGTCATCTGTGGATGTGACCAAGTGCGACCAGTATCATCACTTACTAGGCTATCGGCAACCATGGTGCAACCGTCAGTGCTTTGCACTCCAATAATTGTTGTCATTGTCCCCTCCTAGTTTATCTACGTTGTACTGTACGAACGCTTGCGTTCGCTGCTCCACCTGAAGTCAAACTTGATAATAAACTTTGAATATCTTGTGGCTGTTGTGGCGGCATGCCTATCTCTGGAGAAGGAGCGCCTCCTGCTGAAACACCAGCGGGAGCAGGGGACGGTTGCTCAACCATAGCATTAGGGGCCCCAGCAGGAGGAACTTGTTCTGCAGGTGCGAATGTCTCTTCAATCGCGTCCTCAAGTGCTTGTCCCTTTTGGCGTGCCTTGATTACTGCAGCAATTTTGCGAACTACCTCAGATGCGTCTCCGCCTGTAGCAGCCATTTGTGGAATTGCTTGAGTATATGCAGTCAAAGAACCTAGAAGTGCTGAGCGCATATCTTCAATTTCAATTTTTTCAAGTTCTTGTGTCACGTTAACCGTGAAAGGAAGTTCTCTCATAGCCATATCTTTGGAGATTAACTTGCCTCCAAGAGCCTGTAGCATAAAGATGAGACCTTGTGCTGGGTTAAGACCTGCCAACATACCATAACGAACGTCAGCTGAATAGTCTTTCTTAATATCTTTTGCAGGCTTATATGTAATTTCATAAGGTGAACCTGAGTCAACACCACGAATGGTCTTCTCTTCAGGATAGATAACTTCATCAACCTCAAAGCAAATGCTGATTACGTCACGGAGTGCAGCAGCAAAAATTGCCTGCGCTGACTTTACCTGTGTATCAAAGGCTCCCATAAGAGCCTGTACGCCTTGGCCAGTAACAATTGATGCGTTGACATTACCTGTACGTCCCTCAGGGTAACGCGCACCAACGCGAAGTTCTTGATTTAATAATTGTGATTCAGTAAACGCGCCTTGTGGGATTGAAAGTTCAACACGACGTACACCCGCTGGATTAGATGTGCGGATAACCGCATCTCCACCAAGTTGCAATTCTTGTACATCTTGAGGTAACACAATAGGAGCCTGTACAGATTTCTCTGCAGCTTCCATAGCAAGCAACGCAAAGCGGTTGCGAAGCAACTGGATTCCAAGGATGTCATCAAATTGTCCACGTAGTTCACCGTCGATAGATGGTTTACGTGCAACAATAATCATCATCTTACCAAGAGGATTCTTAGCGCGAGAAAGAACTAAGTTATCCTTTGATGGAATGTAAATGAGTGACTGGTCTTTATCGTAATAACGAATCATCTCAACCTGGTGATTAAGGTCCTGCTTGTAGCCATAGCCACCTAGCAGTTCTCGTTCATACTCAGGGAATTGAGTCACTAATTCGCCCAGTGTCATTACGTAGCGCTTAGCAAATGCCACACAACGTCCATAGCGGTCAAACTCTGGGTAAGCACCTATTGGGTTTTCTATGCGGATACGTGGCAGTTTTGCTTCTTCGTCTAGTTCGATAACGAACGGAACGAAACCATATGTGATGTACCAGTCTGCACCTGAGTACATTTGTACAGCCAAATCAGAATGCAAAAAATAATTCGAAGCAATACGAGTACGCTTATCAGCGAAAGTACGGGCACGGTCGCTAACTTGATTCGCTGCTGAACAGTTGACGGCTGGTAGTGGTGCCATAACTTCGGATAAGTCACGCGCAACAATGTCAATAAAATTTGCCACGACATTGGCATCTACTCCATCTGGGAAGAAGTCAGGATAGACTTCAGCAATTTTACCCTTACGTACAGCAAGGACGTCAAGGTTGCGCTGGTCGCGCTCGTTGTTGCGGTAGCGCAGCGCCTGAACGCGGGCTGCTACCTGCTCCATTGATAATGCCATTGTTGTCCTAACGATTAAAGGGAAAAGTTATTCTGACCAGTCATATCCGCTACCTTGGCGGATTTTTTCTAGACGTTTAGCAGCAGCAGCAATCCGTGCTTCTTCATTTAGGACAGATGCTTCTTGAGTTTTTTGAGTTAAAGGCTTTGAACCAGGTTTAATAACTTTTACAGTTGCTGGTGGAATTGACTCTTTATAAATTGGAGCAACTTTGGCTCCGCCTTTACCAGTGATGCCGCCAGATGTACGTGCGCTACCGCCACCACTAGGTACTGCTGTTGGAAGTTGTTTAGCCATAATGTTTTCCTTATCCGTATTGGTCAGCCCATTGCGATGCAAAGGCTTCATCTAATTGAATTGAACCGCGTTGTGCTATTTGTGCTCTTGTTGCCCAACGATTGCTTTGATACTGACCAACCCTACTGCTTTGTTGCATAAGTTCGCGTATACGAATAATTGCAAACCAGAGTGCCATGACGCAGTCAGTTGGGTTCTTAGTGTCAGGTTTCCAGGTAATCAACTGCTGAACAAGAGACTTGAGTCCTTCGGAGCCCTCATTGCTAGGCAGTTCAATCAACCCATTATCTTGGTGACGTCCATCGCGGATGCTACCAAAAAGACTGGCCATAGATGCAACACCAAAGGAGGTATCCCATTTGTTCTTGCCAGTAAAGTGTGAATTCAATTGGCAACCGTAGGTTGCTAGGAAGTTACGCAGGTCACTATCCATAGCGTAATACTTCTGATGCGCGTTAATTTCTACACGAAACTCTTGAGGGTTATACTTTTCAACCCACTCATGAATTAACGCTGTCTCTTTTTGAGGAGTAGGGTCAACCATGTTGACACAATCCAAAATATAAATTTTGCCATCAGAACGGTTATAGGTTACCGCAACAAATGCTGAACGACCAGATACGGCTGGGTCAAAACCGATAACCGTATAGGTAGATTCTATATGTCGTGGGTGCCCTGGAGTATCTTGTTTAAGCGGTCCGCGCTTTCGCATACCGTTGACACATCCTGCAACTGCTGTTGGCGAGAATATACTGTCTTCTTGGACGTCTTCTTGTTGGTAGACCATAGCCCAGACAGATGGCGCAACCTCAGAGCGGCGCGTAAAGAGAGAGGGTCCATCCCATTTCGGATAAAATCCACGTTCGTCAGCCTTATCTATATCACCCTCAGCGCGGTCAGTCCACGGCCAAAGGGTCTTCCAATTCTCAGGCTTCTCGTCAAACTCCAGCACGGCTGGCATTGAGAAGTAAGTGAAGGGGCTCTTGCCACCAGTCCACTGGTCACCACTGCGAATCATCTTGTACAAATCAATGGGCGCGACACGGGTTCCTACAACCAGTAGTTTTCCATGCCGCCCCAGGCGGGTGATAACTTCTTTCTGAAGCCATTCAATTTGCTTTTCCCACTCATGGGCATTTGAGTTCATCACCACGTCATCTAGGATAATCAGGTCGGCACGTGCGCCGTAAATCTGGCTACCGAAACCTAGGGCTTGCACCGTAGGGTCTTTCTCGCCTGAATCTCGCCCCGTTCCTAGATAAATCATATCTGCTGACCATTGGGTTGCGTCAGCCTTAAAACCACCATTTGGGCCATAGGCCGTCTGCAGCTTCATATAAGCTGGGTGGGAAAGTCTTGTCTTAATTGCCCCAAGGAACTTGCGGGCCATACCCTGAGTCTTTGAGACAATAATGACTCGGGCGTTAGGATTGGTTACAATCTTGTAGACTACGTAGTTCGTAGTAATCACCGTCGACTTGGCGTGCTCTGGCGGAACGTTGATTAAAACACGATTCGCAGCACCAGGGTCGTAGGTCATCGAGGGATGAATCCATCTAGGCTCCCGCCCTTCAATCAGGTCAAACCAGTCAAGATGATGTTCAAAAAGTTTGGTGTCCAGGAACTGCTCGCAGAACTCTGGGAAGGGCAGGTTCTTCAAATCGGTTAAGTCTGCCTTGACGCCTTTACCCTCTAGACGGGCTTTATCGGCCTTAGCCTTGAATTCCTCGTCCACCATAGACCATTGACGGAAGGTGGTGTCATTGCGCCCTACAGCGGCCATAGCGGCGGTTATAGTAGCCCCATTAGCTAGCAAGGTCAGAACCTTGGCTTGGGCTTCATCCTTAGGTACTGACTGTACCCCTGGTTTACGTCCCATCATTGTCCCATCTAAAAATAAAGTTTGGCTGGTCTACTAACAATCGTAGATGTTCAGTCTAGAATAAACGTCATCGGGAATCGAACCCTGCCTCCGCGTACGGTATGCTTGCCAATCACTATGACGAGTGCTTTTAACCCAGGGTAGGTATTCCACTTTCAGATCGGAAG